CCGAGACATGCCCTATCACAAGTTACACAGAAACCGGATTCGATTCCATGTTCAGTGCAAGGACCTGAAAAGAACCACTCTGCACGTCGTGAACGACGTGCTTGAGTTTTATCTGTTTCATAGGCCTCACTCAATTTCTGTGTGATAGCACCTCTACGAGGAGTCACAAAGTAATTCCAAATCTTCTTAGAGAGATAGTACATGATACCAATTCCTGCAGCTGTAGCAAGTGCTACAAAGGTGTTGAAATTCGCCCAAGAAACAATTGTCTCTTTAACTTCAAACAACATCTTACCAACGAAAGATCGATTGATCTGAGTTTCAATCCGATTCTCATAAGGATTTGCTGTACAGTTGCAGAAGGTAAACCTTCCGCAGAATTTCTTGTCGAAGACTGCATTGAAAATGCGTACTTTTTGATCATCAGTAACACCTTGAAGAAAAGCGTTATAGATTGCATCGGCATACGCAGAATCAAAGTCAGGTGATTCTGTATGAACACAAGTCGAATGATAGAAACTATCATCTTCATTGCTAATATGCAGATCACCCAAGTCAACGAATTGCGCTTTACTCACGTCTATCTTACTAAGGACTTTATGTTGTCCATTCTTTTCCACTCGATCAAAGAATCCCTGACCTTGTGCTCTCTTAGCTTTAGCCTCGGCGATACGTGTTGCGGTATAACCATTGATAAGATCATTGAATTCTGTGTGGTAGTCCTTGTTAGACAATGTAGATTCAACAATCATATCTGAGAACTCTCGGTACGACATTCCTTTCTTTATCACAACTCCTGAGACCTTGTCGATTTGATCGAACTGAATACAGTCTAGAATCGTCTCAAGTGTCAATTTCCCTTTCACAAGTTTAATCTTAGCATGATCCAAGATTTCGACTTGCTTATTGTTCTGTACATCGATGGTTGCGTACAAAGACTTGGGATATTGACGGAATTTATACTTCACACGCCGCATCACAGCTTCAAAATTGGTCAATGATCGGCAAGTGAAATTCGGTCTATTACTAGTCCAAATCACCGCCTTAGCATTGAAGTGCGTTTGACCTTTATCCTGAAGGGATGCCATGTTCAACATGTATTCCGCAGTATTTGACATTCGAATCGCTTCTAGAAATTCTTCATTCGGTCGGATCTCTGAATCAACGATTGCTCCGAAATCATCGCAAACAACCACGTTTACTGCATTTCGATAACCATCCCAAAAATCTCGTCCAGGTTGACGATAATAAGTGAGAAGATTTACATCCTTGGGATCTTCTACACCCAGTGCTGCTTGAATGTCTGCTGTGAGACACGCAAGAATCGATGATTTTCCAGCACCCGAATCACCAAAAATG